AGGTTCTCGCAACCTGATGCGCGGGCGGTCTTTTCGCTGTACCCCGCCCGAATGGCCGCTTGCGTGGCGTTCAAATCGATGAGGTACTCGCGACAGAACATTTCTTGTTTGTCGGTGAGTGCCATGTAAATTCCTGTGGGAGATTCTAATGGGTAACGTGAAAATTTACGCTGGATTGGTTAACGGTGACCTTATGCCACTTATCGAAGATAGAACTTCGAAAGAGATCGTTACTGCTTTCACTGGCGACGACACTGGCGCGCCGCCAACGTCCGTGACCATAGAAGTGACTACGAACTCTGGTTCGAAGGTAAGGATTTGCATACCTAACAGTTCAGCTGATGCCAGCGTTACTGTAGATGGACAGCGCATATAGCCACCCCGGCTTGCGGATTCGATTGCCTCTCAATCTAGTGATGACACTAAAACGCAAGATGTATTATCTCGCTATAAACAGGTTTAAGATGGAGTAAAAATGACAACTCAACCAAATACAAGCCGTGAATTAGTAGAGCAATTACTTGGGAAATACCTGCTAATTGCTGGTGAATTAGACATGTTTATTACTATGTCCCAATCTTTTTATACCCAATCACCTGTCAGCAAGTCTTGGGTCAATAAAAGCCTTGCAGATAAACTGAAATGGTATGGAAGCAATCTCAACCAAGCCATTAATGAACACAAAGAGCTAGTCCGCCTTATTGGCATTTTTGATAGCATCCACCGCCCCTTTCGTAATAGTTTAGCTCACTCAGGTTTGTGCTTTAACGTTGACACATCTAACTTTGAAGCCATTAATGCCGACGGTTCAACTGATTCAATTCCTCTTCAGGAGTTACAGAAGAAGGTGGCAGAGCTGAATCAGTTAAATAAAGATATTAACTCAGCAATTGGCCAGTCAGCGTCTGCTTATTTGCAATCTCCGACTAAATAAATCACTAACAATATTGACATAATGATGGCTCTGCGCATGTTTATGTCAACAAAAAACCGCCCACAGGCGGTTAGTAATTTATTCCGTGGCGAGCTTTGAATTCTCGCTCATCGCGAGGATGGACTACCCCTAGCACTCTAGATACTTGTATGCGCTGGTACTTTTCATTGAAGTACGCACGAGCTTCAGATTCCGAGTTGCCACGTGCGTAAAACTTTGACCATTGAAGAGCACTATCTTTCATTTTGAAATAAACAATGTATTGGTGCATAAGCCACTCCTTACTGAGTGCAAAGAGGAGACTTTATCATCATCAGGCGCACTCGCAAATGCGCCCTGTGATGGTCAAAAAAAGTTCCCGCGAAGAGGCTTTATCACTTATGACTTGAAGCCACTTTTACCGTGGGCTTGGCGCCATGCTTTAACAGCAGCGACGATCTTCTCTGGGGTTGCGTTGTCATCATCGCTGTAATAGATCAAGTCAGAACCTTCAGGATGCTCACTTACTGTAATGAAGTTTTCCAGTAGCTGGTCCTGATAAGCCTCACCGCTTTTAGCACTACAGATTTCACTCACAAGCTGAGTGAATTCTTCTTCCGTATAATCTTCGAATGTTGGCTTTATGTTCATTTAGCATCCTCATATTTGAGGTGATGCTATCTCACAAAATCACTTTAAGCACTGCTCTTTGATGTACTGCTGCAGCCCAGCTATTTGCTTTCCGGCGATTTCGATTCGCTCTCTGAGGGTGAAATAATCCCGTTGAGCGGCGTCAGTAAGTCGGGCGCTGGCTGCATCATCCAGGCTGGAGGTGCCGGAGGTAGATTGTTTCTGGCAGGTGGCGTTGAGCTGCAGCCGACGCTTGCCAGTAGCAACATCATCATGCAGCTGATCGATAGTCGCTTTAGCATCGGCTAGCTCCTTTGTGTATTTCTCATCGAGTGCCGCCACATCACGCTGGCGTGTCTGCATGTCGGTGATGGTGTCATTAGCCAGCTTGAGGTTACTGGATGCGGTGTCACGCTGCGCCTTGTAATCAATGACATTACCGCGGTAATAGAGCGCGAGCGCTGCCGAGGTGGCTAATAGCATCAGCACCAGCAGGATGAGCGCAGTGAGCGCTTTAGCCTTTAAGGTCATCTGCGCTCTCCGCCAGGCACATAGCGCGCTCCATATCGCGTCGGTTCATTAATCCCCGCCACTTCTGACCACCAGCATAAATCCAGCGACGCAACTCTTCACATGCACCATCGACATCGCCAGCATTCAGACGTTTAAGTAGTGTCGATTTTGAGAACGCGCTGGTGCCAACGTTATAGGTGAAGCTGTACAGTGCGGCACGCTGGTATTCGCCCAGTGGGATTTTAACCATGCCATCAACAGCTTTCTTAACTGGCTGCAGGTCGTTCCACATCAGGCGATCGCATTCGCGGTCGGTGTACTTCTTGCCTTTGATGATGTCGGTGCCGGTATGCCCATCACAGATAGTCCAGACGCCAGCCACATCCTTGTAAGGCTCGTATACCCTGCCCTCTACCCCATCCTTTCCGCCGAGGAATACCGTAGCGATAGCCATAGCTCCGCCACCCGCGACAGCAATAAGCTTATTGCGCAGGCTGTCTGACATAGCCATGGATTATTCCTCGTTGATGTCTGGTGCAGTGGGCCACCGCTGAAGGGCTTTGATTTGTGCCAGCGTAGCCTTGCGTTTGTAGTACCAGTTGATGCCGAGCGTGAACAGCGCGACCAGAATACCGGCCAGCACGCCTACAGCACTCCACTCATCGGAACTTAGCCGGGTCAGGAGACCATTGGCGATTGTCCCGGCAGATGCGCCATATGCTGCGCCTGAAGCCAGTTTGCTCATATCGATACTCATAACACCTCCGTGATTACGGGCGGTGCTGCAGGTAGTCAGAAGAAAAGATCGCCCGCTGCCACACAGGAAAGGGTGAGAGTCGATATTGATTGGCAGGGGCGAAAAACGAAAAAAGGCCAGCTCTAAGGCTGACCTTTTAAATAGTTTAGTAACGTTACTTATCCGCTGTAGGGTATGCGGTGAATCTTATCCCTTGCAGGGGATAGAAATAAAAAAGCCCTCGCAGTTGGTGAGACCACAGGGCATTTTGACTATCACAAATCGATGGAACTGACTGGATTAAGTTAACGCGTCAAACAACAGCGCGCAACTTCAACTGTTAGGAATCATATCCCCAGCTTCCTGAAAAGTAAATAGCTCACGATAAAATAACCAGCGATTTTATGTCCTTTATTTTCAGTTAAGCCTACAAGAGAAATTAAATCATAAGAACTGATCATATATCAGTATTAATTAATAGGAATCTTCTGATAGATTGTTGTGACCATCTCTTTACTCCTCTCTTGTTCAGGATGCTATAAATTTATGAAAAAGATTGCCGCACTTTTAATGCTCACCGCAGTATTTGCTTTCTCAAGCTCAGCTATGGCATGTCCTAAAGGCACACATCCACACGGCGGAACCGGTTCTCACCATGCTGGCGGTTCATGTTACTAACCTAGTAATTTAATCAAATGCAAAGGTGCATGCCTTGAAAAAAACATTAGCAATACTCTTCCTTGCCTTATCTCTCGGCTCAATTACACAAGCTTTTGCTGGCAACTGCCAACATGCTAACGATACGGCAGCAGATGGTTCTCGCTGTGGTGGACGTTCATCAGATTCACGTCCCGGCGGTAACTAATTAGCAATAGCCCACCTTACGGTGGGTTATTTTCAAACTGTAACTTTATTCAGTGAGGAGTTAGCCCATGATTCCTCAACTTCCAGCTTGCCGATAAGCTGGTCATAGAATGGCTTTCCGCTCCTGTCCCACGTTGCCAAACTGATAGCCTCCGTAAATGCGCAAATGCTTCGGAATGCTTCAACTGCGGGGATGCGCTCATACCCTCGCCCGCAGCAACGCTTGCAATCCCGCATGACAGGCACGCCCTGCTCTTCAGTCAGCTTGCGATCAACGGCACGTCCACGTCCGCTACAGTCACGACACGCTGATGACACGACGCCCTTACCTTTACAGGTCTTGCAGATAACGCGAACAACCTCCTTCACGCTTCGTGCAGAGCCACCTGATAGCGGTGACTTCATGCTGAAAACGTCAGCCTCAATAAACCCCTTCGCCTGGCAGCATTCGCAGGGTTTGACGCTTGCGGCGCTGCGGCAATAATCCATGTAGGCATAAGTTGCGAGCGTTTGCATAACCGCTGGCTTAATATCAGCGTCAAGCTTGCGCAAGGCGGCAACCTTATCGCAGGTACTCAATGCAAATTCAGTTAATAACGATACGGCGCGTCGGGCGTCGTTATCGCTTACTCCAACCTTACCCATGAACGCACTATATCCCAGCGGCGCTCGGCTCTGAGTCATTCCCATGGCAGCCATGTAGTCAGTGCCTGATAGCGCATCTGTAGCTGTTGCAGGCGGCATACCCGCAAAGCTCGCTGTTTTTGGAAAATGATATTTTACTGTCGCTTCAAGGCTCATGGTGTTTCGTTCCTTTGTTTGATCAGCTCTCTGGTTTTCTGCCGGTAGTGCGCAGCCAGCTCCTGTAGCTCTTCCCGCGTCCACTTCTTCTGCTCATGCGGACCTATCAGGCGATCGAAAGCGGCCTGACCAATTTTCTTAATCAGGTTAGGCGTATAGTTTTCAATGTTGCCGGAAAGGTGCTGGTTGCAGGGTACGCACTGCTTATGGCAGTTGGTTTCTTCGTAGCTTGTAGCCGGTGAAGCGCCGCGAGTTCGATAGTGCCCGGCGTCATATTTTCCTTCGTGGAATCGTCCGCAGCTGATGCACGGATCGGCGGCATCGCGAGTGCGTATATATTCGTTGAAGGCTGACTG